GGGGAGTGGGGTCCGCCCGCGGCTTGCTCCACGCGAAGCGCTGGTTCTTCTTGAAGTTTTGGAGATCCTTGGCGAGGGTCGTCATTTTTGAGGTACAAACCCTAACTGGTTGCGTGTGGGCCTGCCCACAGAACCTAATTTTCCAATAGGCTCCTAAGCTGATTGGCATTTTTACCACGGGTTGCTAGATAAGACCGTGGTCTATTGAACAACCCATGGGCGCGCATAACACCAGATGCTAAATATCTGGATCCAGTATTTGTTTTTCTACTATAAGCCATTAGGATATCACGCTTAGCTTTGTACCTGATATAGGCAATTTTGCGACGGATAGCCATTCTGAGTTTTCTTAATTTCAAGAGAATTCGAGACGATCCTCTGTACCGTCCAAGACGCTTGAGGGCCTCCTCGCGGCGAGCTATCTGTCTATTTTCATAGTTTAGATTTTCGATAGCTCGATTATACTTTGATATATTTACTTGTGATGCCACAAAGGCCGCTTTTGGCCCTCCAAGCATATGATAAGTGTCGCCCCCTACAATCCAACGCATTCCGCGTCTTCTATTTTCACGAGATCTGTAATATTTCTCCTCGAGCATGTTCCTCGCAACTTTGCGAGCTATTTTGTCAAGATTGGTATTTGGATGTTTATTCAATTCATTTTGAAGTCTGTTGTTAAAAGTCCGATTATTTCCCACATAGTGACCTGCGTAATGTTGCCACACCGGCATATATTATTACTTATATTTTTTATGGTGCTGCTGCTGCCAGAAGTCCCTGAGCACGCGTCCCAGCTGCAAGAGCTGTACGCACATTTCCTGGAGTTGGACTATTTGCAGCACGAGCAAGGGCACGGTTGTACTTGGTCACAGCCTCATTTACGGCGGCTGCGGTGGGTGCCCGCTGGGCGATCAATGCAGCGCGTGGGTAGTTGCCCAGAGCGTGGCCGGCACGGTAGCCGTAACCAGCCGCCTTGCCCAGACCACGGGCAAAAGCTCCATAGCCGCGTGCTCCGGCTGCCGCAGCGAGGTTGGCGGCATAACGTCCAGTACTTAGACCAGTGCGTGCATACATGCGTGCAGCTCCAAGCTTGTTACGCAGATTGGCGCCAGTTCTACGACCCGCCGCGCGCAGGCGGGCCAGGCCGCGCAGTTGGCCAATGCCTCTCACAGCCTCATTAATAGCATTCTGGTATCTAACACGATGGGCCATGTAAAGTTTCTTCTGTTCTGGGGTCCATTTCCAAACAGAAGTTTCAATAAGTTTATCAATATTAATTGAGAGTTGTCCCCGAGAGATTTTGCGATTATTACGTGCCTTGGCGTATTCAGCTCCAAAACCGCCAATTGCCGTCAAAGCTCTGGCGGAAGCCACACCTGGCCGTCTCTGGCCAAAATTGGTTGCAGCCTGGCCGCGGAGGCCACCATAAACCGATCCCGCGATATTGCCAGCGCGATTCTGGCGGTATCCAGCGAAAGATTCGCGAAGAATTGGGCGCGCCACCTTGCGAGCAGCCGACAGTTCCCGACGCGCCGCCTCCTGAGCTAGCATCCGCTCCTGCTTCTCTTTAACAAGATTAGAAAACTTTCTGTTGTTTCCAAGACGCGTATATCCTGACATTATGTAATATACTCTAAGAATTTTTTCCATGAATTCGCCTGAGCAACTCCATCATAGGCCAAGCCTTTTTAGCCTCGGAGTCCCACTCATTGTACAGATCATCAAAGGCTTTCCAAGTTGCACCAAACACCTCATCAAGGTCCCACCAGCGTGGTACTGTGCTCCTCAGTCTTGTGTCGTCATGCATGTGGAACCCCAACCCAGCCGTGATGCAGTACATGCCGTTCCCAAATGTGCTCATGGGATTTGTCCGACCGGTGTAAAGTCGCGAGTAATAATTTTCATCTACAAATTTTACATTTTGAGAAGCGATATTGCGCCAATACGCCGTATCCCGCCTCTTGGACAAAATATAGTGAATATGGACAAACTCGGCAAATTCACGAAGCTGAGTCACACACACCTTATTGAAGAATCCCTTATTAAATTCATTGATGTTGCCTGAAGTAAGGACTTTCACAAGCTCCGTCAGGTAGGTGTGCGTCGTCCAAAGCCCACTCGACTCGAGGGGTTCGATGAATCCACCTGCAAGACCGATGCCTACGACATTCTTCACCCAGACGCGCTCGTAAGTCCCCGACTTGAACTGGATCTTCTTGAACTGGAGCTTTTCAGGATCCTGGCCCTTGGCACCGAGGTACTTTTTGAACTGCTCAAGCGCCTCCTCGTGACTGATGAAATCGTCGGAATAAACGTAACCAGAACCCATGCGTGACCAGAGAGGGATGTTCCAGACCCAACCGTTATCAATTGCTGTGCAGGTTGTGTATGGCTTGAGCTCTGCGCTCTTATCCACATACGGAATCTGGGTGGCCCATGCGAACTCGTTCGGCAGGATGTCCTTGAAACTCTGGTATGGCTCATTCATGGCGCCACCGAGGAGCAACGATTTGAACCCTGTGCAGTCGAGGTACAGGTCTCCACTGATCTCCTGAGAGTCCTTGAGGATCAGGGACGAGACACCATCTGAATTTGTATTCACAAATGCAACCTCTCCGACGATCCTCTTCACTCCACGGGGCGCACAGTAGTTGTCCCTGAGCCAAAGAGCGAACTTGATGGCGTCAAAGTGTAGAGCGTAGTGCTGCCACGGGAAGTTGGGGGTGTTACGCATGAAGGTGTTGTGACGCACGAGAGCCATGTTAGGATACAGTGCATCTACAAACTTGCGCGCATCTTCTGACCTGAATGTTCGACGGATACTCCACTTTTCTATATTTCCATTTCTATCAGCAGTTGGACATTTCATAGACCCAAACGGGTAGAAAAAGTCGTGCCCCTTTTCTTTGAAATCTACAAACTTAATTCCGAGCTTGAAAATAGCATCAGTTTCCTTCATTATACTTTCAGGATTGATGCCGAGAAGGTTGAGCCAATCGACAAATTCGTTGATTGTCGATTCGCCAACGCCAATTGGTGGTATAGCTTCAGGTTCGATGACGATAACCTCGTCATTCGGACACTGGGACGCAAGGGTAGCGGCCGCCATCCAGCCGGCCGACCCGCCGCCCACCACGACGAATTTCATAGTTTAAATTATAATTAAATCTTTAAGAGCGTGGTGGCTTTCCTGGAGTTGGAGGGGGCAGTCCGCTCGGTGCAAAGACTGGACTTGCAAAAAGAACTCTTCTAGCAGATGGTCTTGTCGATCTTGAAGCGCTGGCTGCTGTGCGTCTGTACTCGGGAGACCGTGGCGTCCGCGTCATCCGTGGCGTCCGTGGTGACCGTGGCGACCGTGGCGACTGTGGAGACCGCACGTTATTACCGTTTCTATCTGGCACGTAGATTCTGCGTCGGCGAGAAAATCTACGCGCTATGCGCGACCCGAGCGCAATCGCCCTTTGACGCTCACGTCTAATCTTATTTTTCAATAGCTGTATAAGTTGATTTATTTTCATCGACCTGGGGGAAGGCATATTCTTAATTTTAGTTTAGATTTTTTCCTGAATATTAGTAGATGGTCTTTACAAACTGGGGACCGTATTTTTGGGGCGTTATCCACATATCTACACTGACGGCCCCCCAGCAGCTGACGGACGCCCATCGTGAAGGCTTCCGCCAGCTCATCGATTCGTACCTGCGCATACTCCCGTGTCCCGTCTGCCAGAGACACTTCGAAGAGACGCTCACCAAGTTCCCCTTGGAAGAACGCATGACCACCAGCACGGAGTTGTTCTTATGGTCAGTTGATGTGCATAATGAAGTGAATAAGAATCTAGGCAAACCTATTGTGAGCTACGCAGAAGCCGTGGCCTATTGGGGTCCCAAGTGCAAATATCTCCCTTCTGAAACTCAGAAATTTCCAACTGAAATTATAGTCATAATAGGACTTCTCATTTTGGGTGTGGCTGTCATGAAATTTAAATTCTAAATTATAAGTAATGGCTGAGGAGAAAGAGCCTGTCGAACTAAAGTTTGATAAAATTGGAGCGAGTGTAGCCGCCGTCCTTCTATTTCTGATGGTCGTTGCCTCTGCACTGAAACGTGGAAAACTGTTTGGTCTCGAGCAAAAAAATGCCGAGCATATGTTTCACACTATTGTTCTGACTGGAAAGGTGGGCCTTGTTGGGATGTTTCTGTTGCTCAGCTTCATCAACGGTCACAAGGCTTATGTAGAGAAGAACCCGAGGGGATTTATGGCCGGAAGTCTTATTATTGCAATTACGAGCGCACTTGGCGGACTACTCATAGCTTGGAATCGTCAGCGCCCAGACATGTTTTTTAACACCCTGTTTATCGGCGCTCTGTTCTTTTTCGTGTTCGCCGTGTCTCGTGAGTTCTCCGGGTACTTTGCTTTCATGAGCGGCCAGCATCTCGAGGGAACCGAACAAAAGCAGCGAAATATCATGGCACCCATCATTGGTCTGATGATGGGGGCGGCAATTATTTATATGATCTATCTGGCCTTTGTGGCGCGAGTTGCACCTCCAGGAGACATGCTGCTTCCAGGTGGATTTATTACTGAAATGTTTCTTTTTACAGTAATTTGTGGTATTGGTGAGGTGATAGTCGCCAAACAACATGGAGAGGCAGTAGGACCAGCAGTTGCATCAAGTGTAGTTCTATTTGGAGGTGCCCATGTTCTCCTGCAGTACGGTGGGTTCTACAAGGAACTTTTCGGAAAACCCCCAATTGACTGGAACATGTTCAATGCAGCCAACTAAAGACAAAGCCCCCTACCTTTGTAACCAAATGCAGTATGAACGACTCTCACATACTGAACATATTCTTAAGAGACCCGACACCTATGTTGGATCCCTCCCTCCCGAACCTGCCCAATATTGGGTTCGAGATGGAACAAACTTCAAGCTTTCTCAACTTTCTGTTTCACCTGGGTTGGTGAAAATCTTTGATGAAATTCTGGTGAATGCAATTGATCAGCACTCTCTGCACCCCAAGAAGGTGGCGTGCATCGAGGTGAGCATCGCCGCTGACAATTCAATTACAGTTTATAATTCTGGTGTTGGAATTCCAATCAAGAAACACGAAAAGGAGAAGATCTGGATCCCCGAGCTCATCTTTGGTCATCTTTTGACCAGCTCCAACTATAATGACGAGGAAGAGCGAGTAACTGGTGGGCGTAACGGCTATGGTGCCAAGTTGGCAAATGTTTTCAGTTCTAAATTTAAAATCAAAATTAGTGACGGAAAGAAGGTCTATGAGCAGACCTGGACCGACAACATGAGCAAGGTGAGCCCACCCGCCATTACAGACGAAAAGCTTAGTCCTTCCGTGTCGATCACATTTTCACCAGACTGGAAGCGCTTTGGCGGCCCTGGAGACTTTGCCAAGCTCGTTGAAAAGCGCACGTGGGACGCGGCTATGTGGTGCTCGAAGTGCGAGGTCACCTTCAACGGGAAGAAGCTCGGCGTCGCTTCCCTCGATGACTATGCTGCTATGCACGGTCTAACGAATGTGGCCAAGTTGCACACCGATAACTTCGACATTGTGGTCGGTCACTCTCTTTCTGGCGCATTCCAGCAGGTCAGCTTCGTGAATGGCATCGCCACGACCAAGGGTGGTGCTCACGTAGAGAAGGTGACCAAGCTAATTTGCGATGAAATTGTCAAGGACAAGCGCTGCACGACACTCAAGCCGGCTCAGATCAAGTCGGCTCTCTTTGTGTTTGTGAGAGCAGTGGTGGTCAATCCCACCTTCTCCAGTCAAACCAAGGCGGAATGTACTTCAAAGATTACAGATGTTATTAATTTTAAACCAAAATTCATCAAGGATATCCTGGCCACAGGTGTCATCGAGGATCTTCTGGCTCTCGGCCTCGCTAAACTGGACCGCGAGCTCAAGAAGACCGACGGGTCCAAGAAGACGCGGATTACTGGCATTCCCAAGCTCGACGACGCCAACTGGGCCGGAACTCACCGGTCGCACGACTGTACGCTTATTATCACCGAGGGAGACTCGGCGAAAGCTCTTGCCATTGCCGGGCTGAGCGTTGTAGGTCGCGACACTTTCGGCGTGTTTCCACTCCGGGGAAAGCCGCGCAATGTGCGGGACGCTTCTGTAAAGCAGGTGACTGAAAACGAGGAGTTCAACAACCTGAAGAAGATTCTTGGGCTCCAGCATGGAAAGGTTTATAATTCCGTGAGAGAATTGCGTTACGGTCGGTTGATGATCATGACCGACGCCGACCTGGATGGCAGTCACATCAAGGGTCTGGTCCTGAATATGTTCCACGTATATTGGCCCAAGCTGATTGAGTTGGGATTCGTGGTGAGCATGGTGACACCTGTGATCAAGGCTGGGAAGTTGTGGTTCTTCACGGAGGAGGAATTCAAGACGGCAGGCGTCCCAGGGACCAGCGGTCCGGTCAAGTACTACAAGGGTCTGGGCACATCCACGTCAGCGGAGGCCAAGGAGTACTTCAAGAAGATTGACCAGCTCACAGTAGCATTCAATTCCGATCCTAAATTCAATGAGGCAATGACCCTAGCTTTCAGCAAAGCACAGGCGGATGACCGCAAGGAGTGGCTGACGAAGCACATGGCCTCACCTCCACCTGGTATCGCGTACGGCAAGGTCAAGCAGCTGTCAGTCTCTGACTTCATTCATCGCGATATGGCCAACTTCAGTGCCGAAGACATCAAGCGCAGTATCCCACACGTGTCTGACGGCCTCAAACCCAGCCAGCGCAAGGTGATTTACGCGTGCCTCAAGAAGAACCTTTCGGCCGACATGAAGGTGGCGCAGCTCGCAGGCTACGTGGCCGAGCAGACCGCTTACCACCACGGCGAGGCCAGTCTCCAGGGAACCATCATCAATTTAGCTCAGAATTTCGTTGGCGCGAACAACATGAATCTGCTCGAGCCCTCTGGCCAGTTTGGCACGCGCCTGGCGGGAGGCAAGGACGCTGCAAGCCCCCGTTACATCTTCACTCGACTCGCACCTTGGACGAAGAAGATCTTTGACCCTAGTGACAATTTTGTTCTGAAATATGTTGTGGATGACGGTCAGCAGGTTGAGCCAGAATTTTACTCTCCAATTTTGCCCATGATTTTGGTGAATGGCGCGGAGGGAATCGGCACGGGTTTCAGCTGCTACGTCCCCCCTTTCAACCTGGATTCCATCAAGCAGAACATCTTGTGCGCACTGGACCAGGTGCCTATGGTGCCCATGCTGCCACACTTCAAAGGTTTCAAGGGAAAGGTGACCAAGACGAAGGATCACACGTGGGTTCTGAGTGGTGTGGTTGAGAAGGTTGGGTCGCAGCTGCACGTGAAGGAGCTCCCTCCCGGGCGCTGGATCCAGGACGTGAAGGAGCATCTGGATGCCCTTGTCGATAAGGGCACGATCCAGAAATACGAGAACCACTCATCTGAGACGCAGCCAGACTTTCGCATCTGGGGTGCCGAGGGCCTCGAGAATGTTGAGAAGGAGCTAGGCCTGACCAAGACCATCCACACGAGCAACATGTACTTGATCGGACCGAATGGAGCCGTCAAGAAGTACAACAGCCCAGAGGAGATATTGGTTGATTACATTGAAATTCGAATCAAAATTTACAAGAAGCGCAAACAGTACCTGCTTGCACAGCTAGACTCTGAGATCCAGTGGCTGACTGAGAAGGCCCGCTTCATCCGTGACGTGGCGGTGACCCCGCGCATGCACATCTTCAACGTTCCACTCGGACAGATTCACGAGCAGCTCCGGCGCGAGAAGTACGCCGAGGACATCTGGCCCAAGCTCCTTGATATCAAGACTTATCACTACACAAAGGAGGAGGTTGATAAGCTGCAGGCTCTGTGCAGCCAGAAGGCACAGGAGCGCGCGACTCTCAAGGCGACGAGTGTGGTGCAGATGTGGAAAAATAACCTGAATACCTTGTAGAAGATGGATCTAAACCCCATCACACAGTTCCAGAAGATTCTGGAACTCGAAAGGAATTTGCAACGAAAATTGGTGAATGCGGTGGTGCCTCCGCCGCCCCCACCACCACCTTCAAAACCAGCCGAGTCTAAACCTCAACCAATTCCTGTGCAAATTAGTGGGTTCTTTATGGCGACTAATTCGAATACAATTACATTCTATGTGAATACGAGTTGGCCTCTTCTGACCGCCACTGAGCGCGCCCCCATAGGTCCTGGATGGCGTGCATTTGGTATAACGGGATTGGCTGGGAATGTGGTCTTGACGAGTATTTCGGACAAGGAAGGCATCAAAAAGATTGGCGACAATAATAGCGAGTTGTATAGGTGGTCTTTTGAGTGCCAGACGGACACTGAGCAAAATATCGAAGGCGTCCTTGGTGTGATTGGCGCGACCCTTTATCCACCCGATGCAAGCTCTCTCGTCACCAACTCCATCACAGGTGCATTATCTGGATTTTACTATGTGGCGCGAAACGTCCCTTCATTTTATATCAAGGGCACCACGGTCCCTCTTGGTTTCGGGACGGACTGGACGGTGACGGGCATTCCCGGTCTGACTGGAACGGTCAAGGTCAAACAGTTTGTAGGCGTTCCTGGCAGGGTGACCGAACTGTGGTGGTACGACTCGTACATGGTTCTCGACACGGAACAGGTGCCTGAAAACACGGGACTGCCAGTTCCAGTTGAGAATATACTAGTGAAACAACCCCCTAAACAGGCCAAGGTGATTGGAGCCAATGTCATGTACAAGTCCGATACAACGGAGGTCAAGATGGTGACGATGAATACAGGCTTGAAAATTACAGGTGGGGCAGAACTCAGACAACTAGATAATAATATAAAAAATGTAAAGAGTTTTCAGGAAGAATATAAGGACATTGAGAAGAAGGGGTACAACTCTGGCACGACCATGTCCCTTTACGCAATCGGTCCTCAAGAAAAGTATGTTCAGGGAAAAGAAGATTCAATTTGGAATACAAAATGGCAGCAGCACACCAATTTTGTTTTATATCAGAGAAATGTACCAATTTCAGGTAATAATTTCCTGGGGCAAACGATCACCATAGAGCTCAAGCCCAAAGAGCTTGGCGATCTTCTGTGCAACATGTACCTCAAGTGCTCACTGCCGGCTCTCACAAGCACGTCGAATGCCTACACGAATCAGGTGGGTAGAGCAATTATAGCCCAAGCCGACTTTATGATCAATGATACCGTCATTGAGACCGTTTATGACGATTGGTTCTTTATTCGTGATCAGATCTTCCTCGACGCTGACGAGCAGCAGTCGATGTTTAGTGCTGTGAATGGAGGGTCTAATTCGAACGTGAGTCCAACTTCAACTTTAAATATGATCATACCATTTGAATTCTTCTTCTGTAGAAGATATTCTAAATCTAGCAAGGGTCGGGAGAGACTGCGACGCCCCTACCTCCCTCTGTGTGCTCTTTTTAATCAAAGAATTTACGTGAAAATTAAATTCAATCCATGGGTCTGGATCACGAATGACCTTGCAGTGGCTCGAAAGGACATCTCAAATGTGAGCCTAATTTTGGAGGAAATTAAACTGACGGATGCTGAGAAACTGTACTATACATCTACTCCACAGAGGTACATCATCAATCGAGTGCAGAAAGAGTCGGCCCTCCCATTCACGGATTCCAACCCTCAGATCCAGCTCACAGCCAGTTTTCCAGTTCAGATGTTGTTTTGGTACATTCGCAACCGCAAGTACGAGTCCGTGGCCAATCAGTTTGGAGCACCTTCCGGCCTCTACTACGACTCGAGATACTCTTACGGCTACACGACGCAGTACATTCAGACCGCGGTGCCCCTCACATTCGTTTCCGGCACAACCTCCTTTATCGACGTCATTGACACGGCCAAAATCACGCTCAATGGCATAGATATTTCAAGCACATTTACAGGGTCTCTTTATTATGGGTTTAAACAGCCTATGGAACACGGGCTAGCAGTTCCAGCCAAGAATATTTACATGTATTCATTTGGCTTGACACCAAAGGAGTACAACTCGGGTGGTTACATTAATTTTTCCAAGCTGAATTCGCAGACGACCAAGCTTAATTTGAAGTTTGTTCCAGCATACGCGTCTCAGTTGATTCAGGGATATCAGCTGTATGTGTTTTATTATGGATACACAATTTTGGAGATTGCGAATGGGTCCGCAAGACTTCCTTTTGTGTAATAAGGTACTCGATGATTCCGTTGGTGATGCACCACCGGATAAAATTGAGCTGGGCCACCGTCGTGGTGAGCCCTTGGAACTCGATGCGCTCAGTCCGGCAGAAGGGGTCGAAGAGCTTCTTCGAGTACCCGTCCAGTGAAGACTTGTAAGCCACATGGACCGTAAAAATCTTGCCATTAGGCGCCGTGTAACTCACGTGACGATTCTTGGAGTAGTTGGTCACAAACCATTCCAAATTTCTAAGTGAAATTCCCTTGCGGTGACACAGAACGTCACCCAACTGCTCGGCATGACGCGGCTCTGTGAAGAACCGCGTCAGGCTTTCAAGCAAAACATCAGACTTACTCATTAAGTTTTATACGTTCTAAATGTTTAAGCGACTTTTTTGAGGTGCGTTCCATGAAACTTGGCTTTTCTCAACAGGTTTGGACTCGACGACGGGCGTTTGCGGAGCCTGCTTTTGGTGAAAATTGCAGTACCCGTTCGCCTTGGGCTCCTTCAGACACCGCGCCTTGCTCTTCAACTGCCCCTTGCAGAACCGACACTCCACGTCAGACGTGTCGTCAATAAGTCGATCGAGAGGAATATTGTAGAGATTTGAGATGACGGCGAGCGACTTGTTCAACCGTACAGCCACCCGCCGATTCACCTCTTCCTCGATCATTTCAATGATCTGTTTCTCCATACCTAATTTAGGTTCCTAATTTTTAAGCCCAAAAAAATCGGTTATCTTCTTGACCTTTGGCGCAAACAGGATCTTATCGGCCTCTGACCCTAGAAGAGGCTCTAGTAAGTCGCACACGGGTTTCTTGAGTTGGTTAGTGAAGTAATACTGGTAATCAATCTTGATACCGTTTTCAGAGACCCACGCTGGGTCCTCGGCCTTTTCGAACATCTTGGCATTCTTGGGACCTTCGACGATCACAAAGCTGACGCGGTCACCCTGTTGCGGCTCCGACCCTGGAGTGCGTTTCTTGATTTTGTCGCGAACTGCGACATGGGGCATAGCTACAACCAAAGAGTTGAGAATTTCCTTTACCGCTTTGCAACCAGTATCGTGCTGTTTTGGATCATTAATTTTACTCTGAATTATGTGACTTTTACAACTCGGGCAAGACACTTTGTAATCACTCGCCAGCTGCTTGCTCATAAGCAGCTTGTCTATCGGCACGTCTCCACTCGTGAGCAGCTTGGCGGCATCCTTGGCAAACTGAACAGGGGGCTTGGGATCGTCGCTCGCAAGGATCATCTCAAGCAGCGACTTCAGGGTCTCGCGCACGTACTGACAGCTGTCCCGACGGACCACCTGCAGACCCTTGACGTCAATCTTTTTGAAGGCAATTTCACCCTTTTTATTCTTCTCATACATCTTGGCAGCGTAGCGCTTTTTCGAGTACAGAAAGTACGGACAATAAACCTTCTCGAGCTCCAGCTCATTCGGCGCCTTGAAGAGCTTCGTGCATTCCTCCGCCGCCTGCTCACCGAGCTTCCAGCTGTAGTCGATGGCCTCCTGCCCCTTGCGACCCTGCACGTCAAACTCAACCATCACAGAGTCAGTGTCGCCGTACCTCACGTTGGCTCCTGGAAAGTTCGTCTCTACATAGTTCTTCGTCTCCTCGATCATCTGTCGTCCTCGCATAGTAACCGTTGATGCGATGGCGAGAAGCGGAAGCATGCCCTTAGACGCTCCAGTAAATCCATATATACTATTCATAGAAATCTTGTATGCAAGTTGCTGACCGTTATACACCGCCTCCATAGGCGTCCCTTCCGCGAGGGCCATGAGTTTCTTGGCTTTCTTGCGGAACGCCTTCAGGTCTGTCAGGATAACTGGGAGCAAGCTAGGGACATTCTGTGCAAATCGGAAGGGCCCAAACTGCTCGTACTCCACTCCCTCGAGGTTGTCGAACTGTGGATCCATCACGAGACTCGAGTAGCACAGGTTGTGAGCGCACATTATGCTTGGATACAGGCTCGCAAAGTCGAGGGCTGTGATGGGTGTGTAGTAGGCCCCCGTCTGTGCATCCAGTACAGTTGCCCCTTGGTACTTGTCATCCGAAGGCCCGGGTGGCGCTCGGAACACGGGGATGATGAAGCCAAGCTCTCGCGCCTTATACGCCATCTGTGAGAACACCTTGATCTGCTGCCCACGCTCGCTCAAAAAAGCAAGGGGGACCCAGCACGCCTTGGCCATCTCAATTTGGTTCTGAATTTGACAGAGTTTCTTGAGAAGGTTGTGAGGCAGGATCGTGTCCTGGATGCAGTACTCCGCCACTTCACCCAGTTTCTTGGGATCGCCCTCGGCATACCGTCCGAAGATCTCGCGGACTGGCATATCATGCTTCTGTTCTTTCAAAAAGTGCTTGGAGACGCTGTTCAGCGAGTAGCTCTCGAGTTTGTGCTCGCGCTTCACATCCTGAAAAAAGTCGAACACGTAGCGCCCACGCATAGGCACCATCTTGAGCATGTTGTCTCCAAGTGCAGAACTCGAGAGATTCTTGGTGACAAGCTCCACAGGCGAGTCTTTGAACCTGCCCCATGTGGGGGCCAGGTTATTCAGAGTTGAGCGCACGAGCAAGAACTCGAGATCGAACCCGAAGATATTCCATCCAGTTACAATATCTGGATCAATTTCTGTGATGTACTGTTCGAATCTCTGAAGGAGAGCCTTCTCCGTCTTGAAGCTCTCGCAGTCGGCCGCGTCAGTCTGCTTGAGGCACAAGCACCGCCGCGTCGTTTCTTCGCTCCCGAAGACGCGTGTGGTCATACCAATCTGGAAAATGACATCCTCCGCCTTTTGAGGTGAAGGGAAGTTTCCGTCCTTGGAGTAACACTCGATGTCGAAGCTCATAACCTTGAGAGGCGCGATGTCGTCTCGATCAATTGGCTTCAGCATATCTGCACTCGACGCCCACAGATTCACTTCGCACGAAGTGGAAAAGTCCAGCTCACAGTCTTTGACCTCGAACCATCCAGTCGATTTGATGCCCGTCACGTGCATGAACCTAAGAACAGGGTCAATATTTGACTCGTAAATTTTAAGACGCCCAAAACTCTTGAGATCTTCCCACCTATCGTCCCTCTCTTTGACCTTTTCTATGGAAGAGGCGCAGATTCGCATGGACTTGAGAGTCTTAAACTCGATCCTAGCGAATCGCGACAACAGGCCATTTTGAAACCCCCACAGGTCCTTGGCGTGTATCTCACGCACCTCGACGAGGTCCCCCCGAAAGTGGTTTCGAATAGCAGTTCGAAAATCTGGGAACGAATGACTCTTTCTAATTTTCACGTAAAAATAGGGGTTGAAAGGGGCGCCTACTGCGAGCGACTTTCCATCTTCACATCTACCATAAATTCTCACACTAAATTGCCCATCTGAATCGGTCCCTTCCCAGGCAACGGCCTGGCACTTCATCGTACCATTTCAGGGATTTTTATCTTAAAGTACAGTAAATGAGCCGAGTTTGGTTTATACATGTGGATACTTCTTCCAATACGGCGAATACTGTTATCAAGGCGAACAACTTCAATTCGTTCGATTGTTCAGTCCTTCTTGGTCAGACTCACACCCGGGTGAAGCGTGTGGCGCTCAAGTCGGCTGAGATTCCACTAGGTTTCTATAACATTCGCGCTCCTTACAACACCCTGTCTCTGAACGTCCTTGGTACGGTCACCACCTACACATTCATTCCAGGAAACTACTCGGCAAGTACATTCGTCTCCACTATCAACAACACCATCACCACGGCTGTTGGAAGTTTTGCAATCAACGGAACAACTAATAAGATTACATACACATCAACCTCTGGTTCTACGAGCATCATCGCCACCCCTGGAACTCTAGGCCATGCACTCGGATTCACTAATGACCAAGTCGGAGTCAGTTTTACAGCGAATAAATCATACAATATAGATTTTGATAATTATATAAATATTTACATTGAAAATTTGAGAAACTCGTGCATGGAACCCTATGCATGCACCTTCAAGATTCCCATCACGGTCCAGAAGGGTGGTGTTGAGACGTATGCTTCAGACAACCGTTTCAAACAGTCAATTGAAATTTTCGATCCAAATTACAAAATAAATAGACTGAACATTCAGGTCCGTGACCGTTATGGAAATCCACTGGATAATAACGGTCTTGACTGGTCCATGACTCTTGAGGTCGAGTCGGACACTTAAAGGCTGTTTTTTTTTCGCCTCCAAAAGTAATGAGTAGAACTATTGATGGTATAACCAGCGTTAGTTCTAAGAACGCACCCGTGCCGCAATTTCGTCCATATGATTTCGGCACTGACGCAATCGAGCGCCAGCGCGTGTCGCTTGGTCAGTCGCTCATTGATGCTGATTTTGAATATGGAATTCAACAGACAAAGTGGCAGACGCATCAGGAGATCCGCAAGACGGCAAGTTTTTTCGAAATTCCTGGTACAGATTTGGTTGTGTCTGCGGTGGCTTCTGACGGCCAGCCAGGAGTGTCCAATGTTCTTGTAACCACCTCATCAACTGTACCAGCTATAGGTACGGTGATTACCGTCACCGGTCTGTCCAACTTTACACGCACGGCAGATCGTGCAGAGGGGTTCTTCCTCGTGACGGCGAACACATCAGTACCGGACTACTTCGCTTCACTCCCCGCAGGCACCTTTGCGTACCGCTCAAAAGGTACAATTCTTGCTGGATCTCTTTTCACAACTTCGACAACTTATCGTCTTGGTGGAGTTTTCGGTGAAGGAAATTGTTCTATTAAGATCGACAACATCAACCAGTCTGGTACGACTGTGACCGTCCGCACGTCCAACATTCACGGTATGCTTCCCGGAACCCCAATTTGCTCAAATAATTGGTCCGGCCCGGGTGTGGCTGGAGTGAATGGCAACTTCTTCGTCGAGTCAGTCCCATCCGGCAACATTTTCACATACACTTCGTACTTTGCCGGCGCCCCCACGAGCATAAGTGGTGGTTCGATCTTCGTCCAGCCATACTCGACTGTGACGCATCGCCCTTTCGATGGCGGAGTGCTTCTGACTCCACTCGTAGCAACTCACGGGGCCATGGTCTGTCGTCAATCCAAAAAGGTTTTTCGTTACCAATCTGGAAAGGGCCTCTTGTGGTCTTCCGGTACCCTGTTCTGCCCAAACAATGATATAGCGCGAATCACGGCTTCCGGTCTAGCCATTGGAAGTAACATCACAATTATCACTGATGTAAATCACGGAGCACAAGTTGGAGCCGGCGTTACTATTCGTGGAGTGCGCGACTTTGGTTTCAACGGAGTTTATACAATTAATAGTATAAATGACTCTCGTTCTCTGAACGTCCTTGCACTAACGACACTCGGCTCACTGACGCCTGCTTTCCAAGAGCAGCCTCGATTCATCATATCTTCATGGCACGGAGCGTGTGCGCGTGCAGGCATGTTCGATGACCAGAACGGTATTTTCTGGGAATACGATGGCCAGAATATTTGGGCGGTGAAGAGATCATCAACCTTCCAACTTGCAGGTACCGTCACAACCACCATCAATGGTCAGCTCCTCGTCGGAAACACATACACCGATGACACTATCGGTATCGCAACCATCCAGTCCCAGGGCGGCACTTTTGCCCAGCAGGTGAATCCAGGTGACGTGACGGCTATAATTACCCTAACTTCAGCAACTGGAACTTTCGTGCAAAATATGCACTGCATTGCAAATTTCCTTCCAGGATTCCTCAACACAGTTTATATCGTATCGGTAGATAGCCCTACCCAAATTACAATAGGGTTCCTTCCTTTGTCCCCTCTTCTCACAATCGCATCCGGTACGAAGACCCCTGCTTCTGTACTCACCTTCCTTTATCCCGTGACTCGTTTCCAGGAGCAGCTCAAAGTGAATGACAAGTTTGTTCTGCGTGGTATGACCCACACAGTGACGAGTATTGCTTCGCAGGGGGTCCTTACATTCAATCCCCCATACAGAGGAATCACCAATCCACCCAACCCTCTCAAGGCGTCTCGCATTCGCGAACAGCGCACACCCCAGTCTCAGTTCAATCGCGACCCCGTGGATGGCACGGGTGGCTCGGGTTATCGCGTGGATCTCACGCGCATGCAGATGATTGGCATCCAATACACGTGGTATGGAGCTGGTTTTATAGATTATATGATTCGTGGATCAGATGGTAACTGGGTCTATTGTCACAGATACCGCCAGAACAACGTGAATGACGAAGCCTACATGAGATCAGGTAATCAGCCAGTCAGATACGAGCTCATCAATGAGCAGTTTTCAGCGGCATCAACCCTTAATGGTCAGATTTCAACGACAACTTCAAATCTTCTACTAAATGACGATACAACTTACTGGCCAACTAGTGGAACTCTTCTGATTGATTCCGAGTTTATAAGATACTCATCAAAGGGGTCTTTTGCACTGAATGATCTCACTCGTGGAACTTCAATTACTTATGTTATTAATGACCAGCTCAAGACTTTTACTGCGTCAGCGCCTACGAGTCACGCTTCTAATACTTCTGTAGTCCTGTGCAGTATGACTTGCACCCCCAGTTTGACTCACTGGGGTTCAGCTCTTCTCATGGACGGGTCTTTTGACGGCGATCGTGGCTACTACTTCAACTACGCAAATACAAATACCACATCACTCACAGCGTACGCTACACCCAAACCCGTTTTCCTCCTGCGCCTCGCACCTTCCGTCAGTAACGGTATTGTCGGGAATATGGGGGACCGTGATCTCCTCAACCGCGCACAGATTCTCCTCCAAAAGATGGAGGTGACGGCGAACAGAACTGTCCGTGTTACTGGAATTATTAATCCACAAGGAATTTCAGCTGTAAGTTGGACAAATATTAATTCGGCTTTTTATCAAGGACAACCCAGTTTCACACAGGTCTCGAATACATTCACAGGAGGGACGGTATATTCTGGCGGCGAACGCATTTTCTCCTCGCTCTGCGCCGCAAACAGTTTGAACGTGCTGGATCTCACAGCTCTTAAAGAGCTCTCGAACGGCGTCATTGGTGGCCAGTTCCTCTTCCCAGATGGCCCCGACACCCTCCTCATCAACGTGCAGAACCTCGATCCAGCTGGAGCTGCAACAAATGTCGTTATTAATTTATATTGGTCTGAAGCACAGGCCTAGACATGAAATTCAAATGTAAATCTAGATGCCATTACTGTAAAGTACCCCTCGAGCCCTACATAGAGGTGGTCGGGACATTCGACTACTTAAAGGCGGTCACGTGGAGTTGTATTTGCCCAATCGACGTAACCGCTAACGATCGCTGGCTAAAGATCCTTAGTTATCACAGGACTGTACCAGTCTGTAGGGACTGTTATAAGCCATGCAAAACTAATTTTAAAGGACTTTTAGAGAGGGAAGTGACTGGTCGGTTCCCCTTTAAAAAACCTGAACGCATGGCCAAGACTGATAACGAGCTTCTGGGGTGGCTGAAGCACCTCGAGTTGTATAATCGCCAGCCAGATGCTCTTACTTATTATGATTTAGATATTCCATACCTACCTGATTATGGGCCGTTTATAGTTATTACACATTGAGAGGGGTGCTATCTGGAGCAAGTTCCTCAACCTGAGCAACGACAAAGTTCTCGAGGATGAGCTGGGCGATGCGGTAGCCCGGCTTGATGCGGAAGGGGAGACGCATGTCCGTATTCACGAGAACCACCTTGAGCTCGTCCTTGTAGTCAGGATCAACCACGCCACCGAGCACATCCAGACCGTGCTTCACGGCCAGTCCAGTGCGAGGCGCAATGCGGCCGTAGGTTCCGGGTGGGAGCTGCACGGTGATGCCGGTGGCCACGACCTCACGGTTGCCAGGAGGGATAATATAATGATCGGCGGCGTACAGATCGTAGCCAGCTGAACCCTCGGTTGGGCGTGTAGGAAGAAATGCCTCAGGAACCAGCTTGCGGGCATAGAGTGCCATGTACCATCTATAGTCACGTATCCTTTATGCAACTACCAGAAACAATCTGAAAAACAACTTGTGGAGTCTGCACCCACCAGCTCAGAAGAATCACTGAACCGATGATGGCCCACCGCGGCACCTCGATATTCACCTGCTCTAGGGCAAAAGACTTGATGTCTGTGAAGGATCCCATTTAAGAATAAAATGTCCCAAACCTTTAAATGTCACTTCTGCTAGACATAGACGGTGTTTTGATTCGTGACAAGAATCTTCTGAATCACGTCAAGACTAATTGTGCGCGGTACGTTCGGTCCAAACTTCCAGAGTGCAAGAACCCTTCCGAGCTCAACACCAAGCTCTACACTATGTATGGTCACACAGCACGTGGTCTAAAAAACCTCCTCGACATAGATGCGTCCGACTTCAATAATAAGGTCTATGACAAAGACCTCATAAGCCACCTCTGGAAGGTTCTGTCCGAGCCCGAGTTCCAGGAGGACGCCGAGGAAATCCACTCGCTCATCCGTGATGGCTGGGACGTCCAGCTCTTCTCCAATAGCCCTCTGGATTGGTGCCTTCCGGTGGCTCTAGCCATTTCAGATGAGGTCAAGATAGCCTCGGATGGAATCTATCTGAAACCAGAAATTGGAGCTTACATGAAATTTAATAACAAAATTAAACATACATTCGTGGATGACTCCGTCGGAAACCTAGATGCCGTCCAATCTGCGACTATGTGGCGGCCAATTCACTTCTCCGAGTATGGACAACAGAGCGAGTACCCCACCGTAAATTCAATTTGGTCTCTAGGACTTTTTCTCCGTAGTAATTAATAATGCCTCCTCGAGCAACCGACGTGCCTGTAGGGAGGGTGTATTTTTACCAAGATGGGTTCAACCAGTGGTGGGCCGTTTGGCGCGCGCGAAGAAACTACTTCATATACACAATATATCCATATGTCAGCATAAACTACGCCTCTAGAGCCATAAATGCCCGGAATTATAGAACAGATTGGGGATCTGCGCAGGATATTCAGACCTGGATGAATAGCACACCTGGTCTCCGACGCATCCCAACGCATCACTCCGGAATTCATTCTTTGATTGCTCGACGGAGATTTGAAAACACGCGGACGGCGGCAAATGCTCTCATAAGGCTTAGACGATAAATTAATCTATGGAACTCCGCGTGGTTGAACGGCGGAGCAAAAAGATTGACGAATTAGTGCGTCAAAATTTCGGGCCAGATGAAGACCTCTGGAACCCCCGCTATTTTGATTTTCTATTTAAATTGACTGAAAAGGGTTCAAGCGACCCCCTCGCGATATGCACCCTACAATGGACTCCAGACTATTGGATACTCGGGGATCTGTGTGCCAAACACAAAGGTATGGGGTACGGAACACAGATTGTTAATCTCGTCACGAAGGTGACGGCACCCTTGCCTGTATGGGTTGATGCGAATGAAATTTCATCCAAAATTTTTGAAAAGAATCAACGGTTTAGTGAAACCACTGATGGACCATGGAAACCGGAGGGCAAGGCTTATATTAGTGCATAACCTACCAAAGTTTTAATTACGGCGCCGTGTCGAGCGCCGAGGAGCTGGGGGAGGAGGGGGAGGAGGAGGCAAGGCGCGGAGAGAACGGGGTAGAGGTGCGTTTGTATTCTCACGCACCAGCATCCTCTCCAATCTTCTAATTAAATTTCCAATCTGTCTAGCCACTGGTCCAGGCAAGGCTGGTCTTTGGACTCCGTTTGCATTATGAGGATTACGAGATAGACCAACTGAAATCAAACCCGCGCGTGATAAACGGAGAGGAGCCGATGCAAAAATAGCTCGTGGTATCGTTCTTATACGATGTGCCCTTTCTTGCACTATAGGGGCTGAATAACGCGAGTACAGCCTTCCAATAAGGGGTGGATGCGCCACCGGCCAACGATTTCTACCATGTCTATTTCTAATTATAAGACCACCAGCATTTACTAAATTCAGATATCTCCTGTAATAATTACCAAATACATTATTTCCTTCAATCTGTCGTGAAGTAGCACCTGGCCCCAAACCTAGGGCCTGTCCCAGCCTCTGGCGCATGGCCATGGCATTGGGGCCATCTGCGTTTTGAAGTCTATAAAAATCGTATATATTTCTGGCCGTGAATCTCAGATTCGGTGGCACGAATATTTGAACTCTGCTTGCCATTATATTTTACATACAAATTAATTGCGTGCGCGCCTTCTGGGTCTGGGTGCATTGTTGTTGTTGCTATTTGGTGGAGGCAGTGCGCGACGACCGACGAGAGCACGAAGAGATCTGGGAGGCCGAGGAGCATATGGAGACCGTCCATAGTGTTCTAGGTTCGCCCTCTCCAATCGAAATACTAGATTTGCGATTTTTTTGGCAATTGGTGAAGGAAGGGATGGTCTCTGAACACCGTTGGCATTATGAGGTGGCGCCGCCAGTCCCAATGCAATCAAACCACGACGTGATTTAATTTTAGGCATACCTGACCATACACGGAATGCACCTCTACCACCCGTTTTGCGCCAATGAGTCGCTTGAGCCACTTCAGTACTAACTGGAAGGTAGGGTCTTCCGAGCATGGGCATACACATCGTTTGATGACGCGTTTCACCAAAGATGTTTCTAGATTTGAGGCCACCTGCGTAAAATAACCGTTGCCATTTCGTCAAGTATGGTTCGAAACGAGGATTGGCCATGATCCTCAGCCAAGATGCGTTTGGAGGCAAGTTCAAAGCAGTTGCAATCCTTGTGCGAGCCGCGTTTGAACGTATTCCCTGTTTAGACATGTACTTTGATAAATTATATACATTGCGGGAAGTAATAGGCGCACCAGGGGGGATGCATATCATACGCTTGTTCGCACGGTAAGCTGACAATCTTCCAAAATAAGCTGAAAACACCGGATGATTTTTTATTGCGTTAAATGTTGGAGCGACGCCTAGAGCAGCAGCCAATCTTGCACGCAGTTCTCTTGCGTTAGGTTGATTAGTATTTCCAATTCTGTTGAAGTTATAGACATTCATAGTAGTGAATGGCATGCCTCTGGGTACAGTGATTGGTATATGAGACATTATTATATGGGTATAAATTAAATGGGGGTGCTCGCCGACAGGCTCCGCAAGCGCGTCAAGGCTGCGGAGAATCTGCAGTGCATACCACGGGTCCTATCGAACGTGACCAGACCAGCTCCCTTCAAGAAGCGCGTCAAGCGCATCACTGAGGCTTTTCCTAAGCGCTTCTGGTTCTACCACCCAGTCAAGTGCGCGGGTGGAAAGCTCGCACACAGACCCAAGCGCGTCGGGAGCAAGGAGATCTACACGTGTCCAGACGGCTCGAAGAAGGTGTTCTATAGGTGGAGCCGCTCGGAGACCTTCTTCAGGGTGAAGTACGGCAGGGGAGGGGAATTCGCACAGGGCCTTTATGCAGTCCTCAAGAAACTGGGGTACAAGGTGCGCCTAGTCTTGGGGTACTGGCATGGTGCAAATGCACTTTGGGTGGAAATTTGGAACAAAAAATGGATCCCTCTAGACCCCGCGGCAAAACATGGGTACGGACACAAGTTTCCCAAGCCAGGCATGAAGGTTATTGCCCTTCAGAATTCTAAATCAAAATTAGTCAATAGAACCAAAAACTACAAGTGCAAGAAAGGTTGCCTAAACCCAGGAGGGTATTGAAATATTTACATACTATAAATGATTCCAATTCAGAACGCTGATCAACGCGCCCGCGCAATTGCACAATATAAGAGAGCCCTCAAAAACCTGTCAAATGCTAGACCCTTTGCCAATACCAGATACGCTAATGCTCTTAACCTTCTGAAACATCTTGGTATTAACCCCAAAAATATTCGTTAAAGAATTTTAGTTCAAAATAAGTAGATGAATCAAAGGGTCATAGACAAAGTCTTTGACAATCTTGATTTGAATTCCAGAATAGAATTGGGACTCGAACCAAGAAGGATATCTCTGGAAATTATTTCCAATTTAGAATCAAAATTCCCTAGACCTGAACTGGTCTATCTTTCAGAATCAAAATTGCTAATAAATTTTCATATGAAATTCTTTGGACATGTATTATCCAGACCTCTTGACTTGGATTGGCGTTCTGACGACCCCGAAGACTTTACCATGTTCAATATGTACGGCAAGGAATACATAGCGGAATTAATATGCGACTGTGGGCAATGCATGGTACTCGTCAGAGATCAGCCGTGGATAACTGATTTAAAGGTGAAAATAGTAGATGAAAATAATGAAAGTGAAAATACCTGCGGCTCTACGTGAGCAGGTCTGGCTTGCGTTTTGCGGTGACCGTTGGTTCAAGCACAAGTGTCTCGTGACTTGGTGTGAGAACCAGATGACTCCCTTTAGTTTCGAGGTGGGCCACAATATCCCCGAGAGCAAGGGTGGGGCGACTGACATGTCCAACCTGCGCCCCATCTGCCCCAAGTGCAACAGGTCCATGGGTGACGAATACACAATAGACGAGTTCTCTAAGTTGTCTAAACCAAGCCCAAATTTATGGGAGTGCTTCAGGTATAAAGATTCTGATAGTTAAATATCAAATGCCATTTTGGCACGAAATTGATTTGGACGGAATAGGTATTCAGACTATAGGGAGTCGGACTCGGTTGTCATACGAGTCTGGCCCGCTTCGTTTCCAGATTCCACGTGGTTACACTCGGTACGGGGTTGGTCAGTACAAGAGCATTACCATTTCTAATTTGGAACCAAAATTCCTAGACTGGTGGAGAAAGTTGGAGGACAAGATCCTACCTACACAGCCACTCAAGTCTTGTCTAGGGGACTATGGGCTCAGGATCAAGGTGGATGATACGACTTTGGTTTTTAATTCTGAATCAAAATTTGTAGCGGATGAGCACTTCGAGGGCTATCTGCGAGACCTCGACCTGTCATGCATCTTGGAAATAGAGGGGACTTATTTGTACAAGGGGGTGTGGGGGGCGTCAGTGAAAGCTCACCAGATTAAATTTTACGCACCTGTGCCGAAGATTCCAGTAATGGAGGTGTGTGAGGAGTCCGAGACGCAAGCAGCTCCCATCCTGAAGGGCTGCGCCTTTTTGGATCATCATCTGTAAGTGTGTCTGTACTTGAATTTAGGATCTTCACTTTTGTACCCAACCATACCGCTTAACCGGGCGAGTTGGCGTTCCAGAAGATTCTCTCTTTTAATTTGTCTTGGAGAAGTAATTCTATGAGATGCGTTCATCTGGCGACGAGCACTGTACCGCACGATTCTATTACCCACATTCTGATAGACGAATGTGCCACGCCGAGGAACGCTCACAAGCTTCCCAGTTCTAGGATTAAAAATCTTTGTGTAAAATCCAAGTTCCGGATTAAAGAAGAAGCGACGCAATTTTCCATCAAAAAATCCCGTCTCTCCTTCTCTAAGTTTATACGTCGAAGTTCGACTACGGCCTCGGCCATAGCCGTAGCGATTATTGTTATTGTAGTAGTATCCACTAGAGAACTTTCTCTTGAGTCTCGTTAATTTATTTTCAATATTCTCGTACTTTTTTAGTTCCTTTTTAAGATTACTAATCTGAGTTTTGAGATTAGCAATATTCACCTGCGTTGCGGCTGGAGATTGAGGAGGATTCTGCTGCGGTGTCGCAGATGACGCCATTTATATTTACAAAGGAAATTTATACGGATGTTGTTGCACCTATGTACAGAGCAAACATACTGCAGAATACACAGAAGATTCCCATGACGAGTAGGAAAACGAGAAAGCTGAAATTCGAAGCCTTGGCTTTTTTGTAAGCCTCCGAATTCGAGTTGCCGCACTCGATGCCTATTGCGGTCGAGGCGATGATAAAGATCGAAGCGCAGAAGAGGAAGCATCCCACGAGAAGACCCTTGACTCCCATTTACTATTTACTTGGCATAAATTTCCTTGGCCGTCTTGTACAGCTCGGTGCCCTTCTTCGGAATGTAATCCTCGAATGAAGCACCCTTCTTCTTGATACCGAGTTCCTTGCGCGCCTTTGCGACGGCCGCGATCCATGGGTTGGACTTCTCACCCTTGGACTTGGCCTTGCTGACGAGCTCTCCATCCTTCATCTTGAGGTCCTTCTTGGTCAGGCCCCCAGCGGTGTGGTGGGCGGTGCCATGATACACTTGAGCACGGGTTCCGACTGCCTGGGTGTGCGTCATTTCTTTTTATTACTACTAGACTTTTTTATTCTCGGCAGCGACGACAAGGGAATCATACGGCTTCAGACTACGTTTCTTTGGTTACAATCTAAATATCATTTTCAGGTTCTGGGTAGTGACCGAGGACTTGGCCTTGGGGATCTGCTCTGCTATTCTCGAGTCGTTGAGGACCTGCGCGCACACCTCCGCCTTGTTGCCCTGCAGCTGCAGGATGCTCTGCTCGACGCTGGGCAGCGTCTCTTCACCTGTGTAGATCAGCTTGCGCACGGTCACCTTCTGCGTCTGGCCGGTGCGGTGCGCGCGCGCAATCGCCTGCAGCTCCGTCGCGGGATTCCAGGCGGGGCTCGTGATATACACGCGCGTCGCCTCCTGGAGGTTCAGACCGAAGCCGCCCGACTTGATCTGGATGAGGAACACCGCGCCGCTCTTGGCCTTTTTGAAGGCGCGTAGCCGCTCGGTGCGCTGGTCCTTGGACACGCCCCCGTCTATCCGGAAGGTGAGGATGCCAGCCTCGTGCGTCAGCTCTTGCACCCTGTCCATCTCGCCCATAAACTGGCAGAACACGAGCGCCTTTTCACTCGGGTGCGTTTTTATGAGATCCATAAGCGCCTCCATTTTGCGCGACCGACCTGTCCAGAGCTCGGGGTCCATCTCATTCTTCTTGGCCACCCCGTCGAGGTACATCTGAGGCCAGGCCATCACCTGGCGGATGCGCAGGAGAGCTTCGAGCATCTCCATCTGGAAGAGGTGGCGCGCCTCGCTCGCCAGAGCGCCAGCCACCACTTCCTGTCCGCGCGCAAACACCTCAGAGTACAGCTCGCGCTCCTCGGCGTGCATCTCGAGCTCTACGTTCTGAAAGTCGCAAGGCGGCAGCTCGAGCCGCTTGTTGAACGCAGCCACATCCTGCTTGGTGCGTCGCAGTACGAATTTTGTACGGATCTCATCCGTGTAGCCCTGGACCTTCCAGCTAGGGATGCCTATAAACCCAGCCAGAGCCACAAAGTCCTTCATAGAGTTGAATACGGGCGTGCCCGAGACTATCCACCGAATGCCAGAACGAATAGCCAAACAGGCGGTGTAAAGCCCACTCTTTTTGTTGCGGATCTCGTGGCCCTCGTCTAGGATGACGCGATCCCACTGGACGTCCCGTACAAGTGGGCTGAGGGGCTGACCCTTGCGCAAACCCACAACGGAGTAGGGGGCTATGACCACCCAGGGGTCGTTTGTCCAGACGGGCAGCTCGCGCTTAGGACCGTCATATGTGTGGATCTTGAAGCTAGGCACGAACCTAGAGATCTCGTCACGCCACTGCCCAACTATAGACTTGGGCACTATGACCAGAGTGCGCTGCTTGATATTGACGCACATAGTTGCAAGCATCTGAACCGTCTTACCTAGCCCCATCTCGTCACATAGGAAACCACCCGGGCAGTCGGTGGCGGTCTCGCGTGCAACTAGCCAACGAAGGCCGTCGTGTTGGTAAGGACTGATCAGGCGAGTTCTCAGCATTTTGGCTATGGAACCCTAGGCAGGCTCAAACAAGGCCTGGCCACAAGACCAATTTTTTCCTCGGACCCTAATAGGTATGACAACAAATTTGTCTGAATTAATTGCGAAAGCGATTCGAAACGGCGCCCTTGGTCGGGCATCGAGCAACCTCAGAAATCGTGGTGTATCAAGTTCTCAATTGGGAAATTCAATTGCAGCCGCAATTGCCGGAGCAGCTTCCGGGCATGCAAACATGGGAAATTTAATTGCAGGTGCTTTTAGAAATGCGATTTCTCTAAGAGACCTGACGCCCATGGGCCAGACCATCCCTCTTCCAGACGGCTACTCGAAAGCTGGACGGCTGAAATTCATGGGCCAAGATACACCCGTCCAGTTGTACAAATACAAAAGTAATACACAACTTTTGGCCAGAATATCCAAGGGTGATCAAGCTGGTAAATTTGTGACTGGTTTTAATGGATGGACTATAGTCGGTGATGCGCTTGTTTGGAAGAAGGGGGTTCCGGTTCCTAAAATTAAGACTGAAAATCAGGCGAGACTATTGGTCCAAGCCCTCCAACAGGCTGCGCCTGCATTCCAGAGATCACGCAACAATCGTTTTACAGAACCGCATCCAGAAATTGAAGAGTGGAACTCGAATGCAGGGCAATTTAGACCTGCTCGCACGCCCCTTGGGTGGAGAAACTCACCCCAAGCTCCGGGCTTATATGGGGGTGCGCGTGAAGAGCCGGCTCGTCCAGGTTTGGCGGCCGCACCTTCATTCTCAGTGTGGTCGAGACCGCCTTCATCTGCTGAATCCAACAACACGAGACATCCGGCGGCTCCAGCTAAACCACAAAGGCCACAAGGATTTTATGGTCTAGTCAATGAGAACGGTGGAGGGGGGCAACCCCCACAGCCGCCACCGGCTCCACCGGCTCCACCGGCTCCACCGGCTCCACCGGCTCCACCGGCTCCACCGGCTCCACCGGCTCCACCCTCGTCTAACAACAAAAATTTCCCAAATTTCATTCCATCCGAAAAAAATGTCGGTAAATTGAGTTTCAAATATATTTCAAATGGAAAATCACATGCTAATTTAAAAACAAAATATACCCGTGTTAAAAATACCTATAATAAGCCTGGTTATTACAGAACGTGGGCAGGTGGAGAAGGCTCGAACTTCGCCAATTTGCTCAACTACTACAACTATGATAATTTAGGTGGAAATGTAAATTATATTTACAGAGGAGGAAACCGTGGGCAGGGTTACTATGTTG